AATTTCTATAACCAGCAATCATGTCGAATTGAAAAATGCTGTGTGTAAAAATTTACTGCACGTTCTCAATACTAAGTCAGGTGAAAGTTGTGATGCTTTTGCCATTTGCAGTAGGTTGATTTTATTACCACATCATCAAGTTTCAAAGAAGCGAGCAAAGTACGTTTTTACTCGTAAGGATGATTTGCAAGGGGTTTGTGGGAATGCTAGATTTTCATGCACTTTTTCACTAGATGATTGTAAGTACTATGGAGGTGACCTTGTTGTGGTTGAAGTCCCTAAATCTGGTGATTTTGCCGATATGTCAAAGTATTTCATGGACAATGTGGATAGACTACCACCTTTTGGTTCAATGATTTATAGGCGTTCTAATGGTTGTATCGAAGTCAACGAGGTTATGGAGATTAAGCATGACAATCGATGTACCAATAATCATTGCACCATACCAGGTGATATTTCTAGTAAAGTATTTTTTGATGGTATGTCTTACATTTCATCAGGTGTTGGAAAATGTAGATGTATGTCTATTATACTTGCTGTGGAGAATCCTTCGGCTATATTAGGTTTTCATCTTGGAGGAGATGATAACAATTATGGTGTAGGTGCCGTTTTGACTAAGAAAGATGTCATACGGTATAAAGATGCATTTTCCATAAGTCCATCACATATACTTTTGCCAGAGAGTGGAACTTTTCGGCAACAACAATATGGAGTTAATTGCGTAATTCAAGGTGTTCATCCAAACAGTGTAGCAGCTCACATGGGAGATGGAGAATATAAATTGTTTGGTAGCACTGGATTTGTTGGTAAAGACACTTCAAAAGTTGTTAGGACTCCTATTGATGAAGATGTTCGGTCAATATGTCATGTAGATGTTGAATGGGATAAACCTAAAATGGAAGGTTTTGGTGATAAACCCAGTAGAAAGGATAAATGGTTAGCATGGACTGATTCTATAACACATACTGCGGATGAAGTACCTCGAAGCATTTTAGATGCTGCAGTTTCAGATTACACCAATGGTGTTATTTCTTACATCAAACATAAACCCCCAGATATCATGCGACCACTAAATGATTTTGAAGTCGTTTGTGGCGTACAAGATGTCGAGTTTATTGAACCATTGGAATCTTCCACTTCAATAGGTTTCCCCTTAGGGGGTTCAAAGAGGAAATGGATGGAATTGCGTAAAGATGAACTCGGTCAATGGAGGAATATGTTCACAACTAACATGTTTATGGAATCGGCTAAATATATTGAAGATGCGTATGTTCATAACAAAAGAGTTTATTCGGTATATAAAAGCTTTCCAAAAGACACCCCTACAGAGATCGGGAAAGATAAAGTGAGAATTGTGAATGGAGCTCCAATAGACAATCAAATAGTCACGCGAAGGCATTTAGCATGTTTTGTAAAATACATGTGTGAGAATAGTGAGGTGACTGAATGTTCTGTTGGAATTAATCCGTATGCACATAAATGGCATGATATGCGTGAGCGCTTGCTTAAAAATGGTAACAACATTATGGCTCTTGATTATAGTAAGTTTGATACTCGTATGTCTCCGCAAATTGTTCTTGCAGCTTTTGCCTGTATATCGCATATAATGTCCTTCTTTTACAGGAATGATCATTTTTTGCGAGAATACACTATGAAAATTATTTCAGGTTTAGCTGCTGATACTGCGTGGC